AAAAGCGCGCCTCGGTGCCGGTGCAGTTCATCCCGCTGCACAAGCCGATGCTGGCAGGGTTCGACGGCCAGCGCGACGGGTCGAACGCGTTCATCTTCTCCCGCTTCCTCGTGCCCGAGCTGATGAACTTCGAGAACCGCTGGGCGATGTTCGCCGACGGCGACATGGTCATGCTGGACGACATCGCCAAGCTCTGGGCGCAGCGCGAATGCACGAAGGCGCTGATGGTCGTGCCGCATCAGTACCAGACCAAGCACCCCCGCAAGTACATCGGCAGCCCGCTGGAGTCGATCAACGTCGACTACCCGCGAAAGAACCAGTCGTCCGTGATGCTCTGGAACTGCGGGCACTACGCCAACCGCATCCTGACGCGCACGTTCATCGACGAGGCGGGCGGGGCGTTTCTGCATCGGTTCCAGTGGCTGCGGGACGACCAGATCGGGCACCTGGGCGACGAGTGGAACCGCCTCGTCGGCGAGCAGGACGTCGACGGCGCGAAGCTGCTGCACTACACACTCGGCATCCCCGGGTTCTGGCACTACGCCGAATGCGACGGGGCGGATGCGTGGCACGGGGCGCTGATCCGGGCGCTGCGGGTCGAGGGGCAGACCCCGGTCGACATGGTCGACGACGCCTCAAAGAGGAGCTGACATGGCCGTCATCACGAACTACGAGACGCTCCTGACCGCGGTCGCCGACTACGTCGCGCGCGACGACCTGACGGGCTTCGCCCCCAACTTCGTGCAGAACTGGGAGGAGCGCTTTTACCGCGACCCGCAGAACTGGGGCGACTGGATGGAATCCAGCACCACGTTCTCCGCAAGTGCCGCGTCCGTGCCGGCGGACTTCCTCGCCGTGAAGTACGCGACCGTGCAGGGCGACGTGTCGAGCGCGCCGCTGCAGCGCGTGTCGCTGGCCGTGTTGCTAGGCCAGTGGCCGCGCGGCATTTCGGGCAAGCCCCGCATGATCGCCAAGCAGGGCAGCAGTTTCGTGTTCGGTCCTGAGCCGGATAGCAGCTACACGATCACGCTGCAGTACTACGCGAAGCCGACATTGCTTCGCAGCGACGCCGACGGCGCCAACTGGCTCACCACGCACGCGCCCGACCTGTGCCTGTACGGGGCGCTGCTCGAGGCCGAGCCGTTCCTAAAGAACGATGGCCGCATCGCGGTCTGGCGCGACTTCTACACCGATGCGCTCGCGGCGTACCGCGACCAGCAGCGCGACGAGGAGTTCATGGGCAGCCCGATGGTCGCGGTGCTGGCGTGAGCACCGGCGTCGTCAAGTTTGGGGAGTGGCTGCCGGACCTGCCCGACCTCGACAACCCGGGCCTGACGGAGGCGAAAAACGTTATCCCGTCCGACCGGGTCTACAAGTCGTTCCTGCCCGTCACCGGCATCGGCGATGCGCTGACCGCAGGCCCCGTCGGCGGCGTGTCGGCGGTGGACACGTCCGGCAACGGCTACTTCTACGCCGGCACGCTGCAGAAGATCTTCATCCGCTCGGGCTCCGGCTGGTCCTCGCGCCTCGCCGGCACCGCGACAACGGCCGCCGACGGCTACTGGTCCATGGTCCAGTACGACGACCTGGTGATCGCCACGAACTACAACGACGTGCCGGTCTGCAGCACGGCCGGCAGCGCCAGCAACTTCACGACGCTGTCGGTGTCGGGCACCGCGCCCTCTGCCCGATGCGTGGGCGTCATCGGCCGCCACGTGGTGCTCGGCGACACCGCCCTGACTGCTGCAGCGCAGAACCGAATCCAATGGTGCGCCATCGACGACCCGCGCAACTGGCCGACGCCGGGCACCAGCACGGCGCAGAGCGTGCAGGCGGGCGAGCAGTACATGAATGCCGCCTATGGCCCTGTGACCGCCATCACCAATGGCGAGAACTACGGGCTCGTGTTCCAGCGCAACGGCATCTCGCGGATGTCGTACGTCGGCGGGAACGTCGTGTTCCAGTTCGACCAGATCGAGCGGGCGCGCGGCGCGCTCTTTCCGAATGCCGTGGTGCAAATGGGCCGGCTGGCGTACTTCATCAGCGGCGACGGCTTTTACGTTACCGACGGCATCGAGGTGCGCCCGATCGGCTCGCAGAAGGTCGACAACTACTTCGGCGACACCGTCGACACGACCTACAAGCACCGCGTCCGGGGCGCGATCGACTACGCCAACAAGTGCATTTACTGGGCGTACCCGGCCAGCGGCAACACCGGCGGCCGCCCGAATCGGCTCCTGATCTTTAACTACGAGGAAGGCCGCTGGAGCCGCGCCGAGGACCAGGTGGAATTTCTGACCTCGGGCGTCACGAGCGCGATCACGCTCGATGACCTCGACAGCTACTTCGCCTCGCTTGACATCGTGAGCCCAAGCCTCGACTCGTCGAACTGGGCGGGCGGCAACAACACGATCCTCGCGATCGACAGCGCCAGAAAGCTCGGCGGGTTCACCGGCCTCGCCGGCACCGCCATCATCGACGGGGCCGAGGCCGAGCTCATCCCCGGTCAGCTCGTGCGCGTGCAGGGCGTCAAACCGCTGGTCATCGGCACCGCGCCGACGCTCACCGTGTCGATCGGGGCGCGCAACGATCTCGGCTCGTCCCCGACCTACACCACGGCGCGCACGCCCAATGCCCGCACGGGCTTCGCCGACTGGCGCAGCGAGGCGCGCTATCACCGGGCGCGCGTGACGATCACCGGGGCGTTCCAGTCAGCGCTCGGCATCGAGTATCAGGCCGTGCCGTCCGGGTTCACCTGATGGCGATCCCGTATTTGTTCGTGGACGACCCGGACGAGCGACGGCACCGGGAGCGGCTCGCCTCGGCCGTCAACGCGCTGATTGCGGGCAAGCTCGACGTGGTTGGGAGCTTCACGCTGGCGGCAAACGTCACCAGCACCACCGTCTCGGACAACAAGTTCGAGAGCAACATGGCCGTCGTCTGGGTGCCAACGACCGCGAACGCGGCCGGCGCCGTGGGCGGGTTGTATCTGTCCGGCCGGTCGCAGGGCAGTTTCACGCTGACCCACGCCAACACGGCCACCACCGACCGGACCTTCCTGTATGTCCGGCTCGGGTAACGTCTTCGCGCTCGGCGCCGACCAGATCGAGGTGTTCTGGCCCTACCTCGAGCCGCACCTGAAGCGCGTCGAGCGCGAGACGGCGACCGTGTCGGTTGAGGGCTTGAAGGCGCTGGCGCTCAACTGCGAGGCGCAGGTCTGGGGTGTGCAGGACGCACGCGGGAACATCACCGGGGCGTGCATCACGCGCGTGTACGAGACGCCCAACGGCCGCTTTTGCACCGTGTTCGTCGCGGCCGGCATCCTGATGCCCGCGTTGCCTGAGGGCATCGCGCTGATCGAGGACTGGGCGCGAGGCCTCGGCTGCCGCGCCATCGAGATTATCGGCCGCCGCGGCTGGCAGCGCGTGCTGCCCGGGTACGAGCCCCGCGCCGTGGTGCTGGAGAAGAACCTGATCGGAGAGCTGCACTAAATGGCCACCCCTCCCGAATTCCTGATGCCGCGGCAGGTGCCGTACGCCCCCATGCCGCAAGGACTGGGCGCCTACGGCCAGCAGGCGTATCGCTTGGCCGGCGCACCGCCGCAGACGCAGCAGCGCCAATACAGCCTCTCCGGGCCTCTGGCGCCGTTTGCCAGTCCCGGCGGCGGCGGTGGCTCGAGCGGCGGCGATCTGGCCGGCCTGCTCGGCATGCTCGCGCAGAACCCGCAGGCACTCTCGGGCATTACCAACGCGGCGAAGGGGCTGCTGAACGGCAACAGCACGCCGCTCGTCCCGGGTTCGACGCGCTCGCTGCTGCAGGGCGGCGCATCGACCACCAGCCTGATGAGCGGGATCGAGCCGACCCTGATCGCGCCCTCGGCGCCGACGATCGGCATGAACCCCGCCGTGGACGCGGCGATTACGCAGGCCAGTCAGGGCGCCGGGAGCGCGGCCGGCGCGGCCATCCCTGGCGCCGGGGTCGCCGGCGGCGGCGCCGCAACGGCTGCGTTCCCCGGCAGCACGCTCGGCCTGCTGCAGTCGGGCGTGCCCACCAGCGCGTTGATCAGCGCCTCGGCGCCGTCGCTTGGCATCCCGGCCGGGCTGCTGACGCCCGCGCAGTACGCCACCGCGATCACGCCGACGGCCACAATCCCCGGCGCTGCCGGTGCCGGCGCGGGCGCCTCCGGGTCGCTGGCCGGCCTCGCTGGCCCCGCGGCGCTGATCGCCGGCGGTCTGCTGGCCGGTCAGGGCATCAGCAAAGGCAAGGAGGGGCAGGCGGCGCTCGGCGGCGGCATCGCCGGCGCAGGCGCCTCGCTCATGGGGCTGGGCGCGCTTGGCCCGCTGGGGCTCGCGGGCGCGGCCATCGCGGCGCTCGGCGCGTCGATGGTTAACACCAAGGAATTCGGCGACGTGGCCCTGCGCAACTATTGGAACGCGGTGGACTCCGGCCGCGGCATCGGCGAGACCGACCCCAACGAGCTCGCGCAGGGGTTCATCAATTTCTACCGGACCAACAAGAACGAGTTCCCGGGGCAGGCGAAGTACGGCCGCACCGGCAACGAGGACTTCATGCAGGACATGAAGCGCACGATCAACTCGGCGATCGAGCAGGGCACGGTGGCGCCCAATGCCACGCCGCAGGAGATCCACGCCAAGGTCGTGCAGCCGTGGCTCGACACGATGGGGCAGGGGCCGCAGAACGCGGAGGCCCGGGCGATCCAGGACTTCATGATGCAGGACCTGATCGCGAGCTATCAGCGCGGTGCGCCGATCAGCAACGCCGAGGTCAAGGGCGACCGGAAGTTCTCGATCGTCGCCGACCCGATCCGCTACCCGGCCGCACCGACGCCGGGCATGGCCACGATGGGCGCGCCGGCCGAAATGATCGACCTGTCGGGCGACATGATCCCGGTGCCACCGGGTGAAGACGTGCTCGCGCAGTACATGGGATTGCTTGGAGGAGGCGCACGATGAGCCGGGACAACAACTCAGGGGCGGCCGTCCTGCAGACGCAGGCGCCGAGCTGGCAGCAGCCGTACCAGGCGCGCGGCCTCGAGCTCGCGCAGAACCAGCTCGAGATGGGCGCGCCGCAGCAGTACGGCGGCCAGACCGTCGTGCCGTTCTCGACGCAGACCGAGCGGGCCATGCAGGGCATCGAGCAGCGGGCGCTCGGCGGCTCGCCGCTCGTCAACCAGGCCTCGCAGTACGTCAGCGGCCAGCTCGCCGGGCCGCCGACCTCGCAGTTCTCGTCAATGGTCAACCCGTACCTCGACCAGATGTTCCAGCGCGCCGCGCAGAACAGCCGCGCGAGCCTCGAGGGCGAGTTCGCCCGCGCCGGGCGGAACGTCAACGCGGCGGCGCCGATCCGCGGGCAGCAGCTCAACGACCTTGCCACACAGTTCTACGGCGGCGCGTTCGAGAACCAGCAGCAGCGGGCGCTCTCGGACATTCTCTCGCAGCGCGGCCAGCAGCAGCAGGCGCTCTCGTCGGTGCCGTATCTCGCCGACGCGCCATACCGCGACATGGAGCGCCTCGCCGGCGTCGGCGGCGCGGTCGAGGGCCTCGCGGGCCGCATCCAGCAGGATCAGAGGGCGCGTTTCGACTACGAGCAGATGGCGCCGCAGATGCTGCTCGATCGCTTCGTGCAGCGCGCAAACGCGCAGATCGGGCAGGCGACCTACGAGCCGCAGGGCGGCAGCAACCAGAACGCCGCGGCGCTCGCCGGTGCGCTCCTCGGCGGGCAGGCCGGCGCGCAGTTCAGCAACAGCAACTGGGCGCCGCTCATCGGCGCACTGGGCGGCGGCCTGCTCGGGAGGTACGGTTGATGGCAAACGGACTCCTCGGCGATCCGACCGCGCTGCGCGGCCTGCTGCAATCGCCCAGCACCACGGACTTCGCCCTTGCCATGCTCGCCAACAGCGGCTACAGCCCGCGCCGGCGCAGCCTCGGCGAGATCGTCGGCGCCTCCATGTTGCAGTCGCGCCAGATGGCTGCGGAGCAGGCGCAGCAGAAGCTGCGCGAGGAATACATGCGGGCGCAGATCCAGGCGATGCAGCAGAAGCAGGAGCCGCGGCCTGAGGAGCTCGAGATCATCGCGGGCGAGGACGGGAAACCGATCTACGTCCCGCGCTCGCAGGCGGCGGGCAAATCGCCGTTTCTGCAGCCCCGCGGGGAAACCTCGCAGACGGCTGCGTTGCAGGAATACGAGCAGGCCAAGTCGCAGGGCTACGCCGGCACGTTCATGGACTACAAGCGCGATATGGCAGAGATGAGTCGCGCGCCTGTAGGTGCGGCCGGTCCGGCTGAAATGCCTGCGGCGGTCCGCGAAGCGCAGTGGTTCTTTGCACAAACGCCAGAAAGACAACAGCGCTATTTGGCGCTGAAGCGCGCCCAGCAAGTCGAAAACATCGGCGGCGTGCCGACCATCGTCGGCGCAGCTGGCGACACGACGCCGTTGTCGACACCCGATGCGGAAGCAGAGGCGCGCCGAAAAGCGGCCGCCGCCACGGCTCAGGGCACCGCTGACGTAGAAGGCGCCGGGAAGCGCGGCGCCGCCCGAGGTCTGGAGTACGTCATCCAACAGTTCCGCGGGCAGATGCTGCGAACGCCGCAGGGCGGACCCATGGGCGCCGTCGGCATGATCGGCAGCGTTACCCAGTCTCAGGAAGCGCGACGATTCAACAACCTGAGGGAGCAGCTTTCGACCGAGCTGCGCACGGTATTTCGCATCCCTGGTGAAGGCACGCTGTCCGACCGCGAGCAAGCGCAGTACGGCGTCCAGTTGCCCGACGTCAAGAATTCGCCTGATACCAACGAAGCGATCTTGCAGGACGTGCAGGCACGCGTCGCGGCGCGCTTGGGGCAAAGCGCCCCCGCCGCGCCGGGCGCAACGCAGGGCGCCGCCACCGCGCCCGCAACTTCGCCGCGCCGTCGGGTGCGCGTTGATTCCAACGGCAACGTGATCAGGTAACGCCATGGAAATTGAACTTCCTGACGGCACCATTCTTGACGCGCCGGACGACGCCGATCCGAGCGCCGTTGCCAAAGCCTACCTCGCAAAACAGCAACCCCGCCGCTCGCCGCTGGAGTACGCCTCGGGCCTTGCCGCTGCGGCCAATCAGGGCATGACGCTGGGCTTCGCCGACGAGATCCAGGCCGGCGGCGAAAGCTTGCTCAACAGTCTGACCGGCGGGCGCGTCGGCGCGCCGTACCGGCAGTCGCTTGAACGGCAGCGCAAAGAGCGGGCCGCGTTTGCCGGCGACAACCCATGGGCGTCCGGCTTGGCGACCGGCGCAGGCGCCGTGGTGCCCGGCGCCTTGTCCGCTGGTGCCCGGCTGATCGCAGCGCCGGCGACGAACGCGGCGCCCGGTGCGTTTCAGTTGCTGCGCGAGTCGCTGTTTGGCGGCGGCGCGCCGGTGCGCCCCGTCAACACCGTGGTCGACGCCGTGCGCGAGGGCGCGCGAGCAGGTGCCGTGCCGGGCTTCGTCGCGGGCGCCGGAACGGCCGAGCCCGGCCAGCGCCTTGAGGGCGCGATCCTGGGCGGCGGCATGGGCGCGGCGGTCGGCGGCGCCGTCGGCGGCACCATGCAGGGCGCCAATTGGATCATGGGCAAGGCGACGCCGTGGCTGCGCAAGGTGGTCGATTCGCTGAACGTCGATAACGCCGCCGGCGTGTCGCGCGTGGCGCCGGCAGGACCAACGCAGCCGACGAGCTCGGCGCCGATCACGGCCGCCGAGGCGCGCATCCTGCGGGCCATGGAGGAGGGCGGCGTGAGCCCCGAAGACGCCGCGATGGCGCTTCGGCGAGCGCGCGAGCTCAACGTGCCGCTAGGTCTCGTGGACGTCGGCGGCCAGCCGCTGCAGCGCGTGGCGCGTGGCGCGCGGACGGCGCCGGGCGAGGGGAGCGCAATCCTTGACGACGCCTTGACGGGCCGCGCTGCCGGCCAAACGGATCGGGTCATCAGCCAACTGGAGCGCGGTTTCGGCCGTACCAGCACGTCTGACGCCGGCTCTCGCGCCGATGCGCTGCTGTCGAAGGCGCGTTCTGACTCAAGCCCGCTGTATCGCGATCTGGCGAAACTGCCGGACATCGACGACCCCGTCGTTTCCCGCATCATGCAAACGCCTTTCGTGCGGCAGAAATTTCAGGATCTGGAAGCTGCGCGAGCCTCCCTTGGGCAGCCTGTGCTGCCCCTGTACGACGAAGCCGGGAATTTCGCCCGTCCGGTTACCTTTCGCGACGTCGACGCCGCCAAGCAGTTGATGGACGAGACGCTACGCCCGGTTTACCAGCAGGGGCCGCGGCCGCCCGGCTCGGTGGACATTTCCAGCCGGCAATTCCGGGAAAACCTGCAAGGCATTCGCCGGGAGCTGGTGAGCGCCGCGGACGCAGCGCCGGGCGGGGAGCTGTACGCCCGCGCCCGTTCCAGTTACGCCGGCCCGGCTCAGGCGCGCGACGCTTTCGAGGCGGGGCGCGAGCTGATTCGTCGGCCGACCGAAATCGCTGACGTTCGCGCGGAGCTGCGCGGCGCTTCGCCGGCTGAGCGCAAGTGGTATGAGCGCGGCGCCATCGAGGCGTTGCGGGGCAAGATCGAGAGCACGCCAGACCTGACCGGCAATCGCAACGTGCTGAGCTCGTTCTACGGCAATCGCGCCGACCGGGCCAAGGTGCTCGAGGTAGTCAACCCGCGCCGCCGCGGCCTACTGGACGAAGCGTTGATGCTAGAGAACCGCGCCGCGCAGACGCGCAACTTTGTGCAAAGCGGCTCGCAGACCGCGGACAAGGCTGCGGAATTGCTGGATCAAACCACCGACCTTGCAACAGACGTCGCCACCGGCAACAAGCTCGGAGCCTTTCGCGGCGCCCTGCAGTGGCTGTCCGGCAAGGTCGGCCGCGAAACGAACGCCGCGATCGCGCGCCAGCTCGCCAATTTCGACAACCCTGAGGCGCAGCAGGCCTTCCTGCAGCGCCTGATCGAGCTGCGGCGCATCGGCGCGCTGCAGGCGCAGGACGTCGCGGCGACCGCTCGCGCCATGGCCGTGCAGACGCGGACGGAGGGCGAATGAGCGCCATCAGCACCTGGTCGACCACACCGGCCAACAACAACAACTCGGCCCCCGACGGCGCCCCGGAGGGCATGGCGCCCTCGGGCGTCAACGACACGATCCGCGAGCTCATGGCGCGCATTCGGGAGTGGTACGAGGACGCGCAGTGGGTCGACCTGGGCCTGACGCATACGCGCGTCAGCACGTCGCAGTTTTCGATCGCCGGCAACTACACGACGATCTACACCGTCGGCCGCCGCGTGCGGATGAGCGGCTCTTCGACGACCTACGGCACGATTTCGGCCGTGTCGTACGTCGCGCCCGACACGACGGTGACCGTGGCGGAGCTCACGGTGCCCAACACGCTCTCGGCGGTATCGATCAGCATCCTGACGCCTGACGGCTCGGCGATCCCGACCGTGTTTCCGGCCGGCCCGACGGACTTCACGGGCGGGGCGATGCGCATTGCCGGCAGCGGCACCTGGTCCGCCGGCGCGGGTCTCGAGCTGATCTTCGACAGCGTGACCCCGGTCGCCACGCTGCAGGCCTACGACCGCGCGGCGTCGGCCGCCCGGGCGCTGCGCCTGAACGGCTCGTCGGTGTCGGTGCGCGTCAACGGCGTAGAAGTTGGCCTGTTCGCCGCCGCGAGCTCAGGCAACGTCCTCACGCTGCCGGGGTCGCTGCGGATCTCCGGCGCCGCGACGCTCGGCGCCAGCTCGACGCCCGGCGTGTGGTCGTTCGAGACGCCGATCGTGCGCCAGTACCTCGGCGACGGCACGGGCTACAGCTTCCGACTCGCCAACCGTACCGGCGGCGCGACAACCGACGTGTTCACGTTCCTCGACACCGGCGTGCAGGTCATCACGGGCGCCGATGCGATCCTCGCGTTCGTCGAAACGGGCGTGACCGCCGACAACGGCCGCTGGCGCTGGCGGGCCAACGGCGAGGCGTTCCTGTTGCAGGCGTACAACGACGCGGATTCGGCGCAGGCCGCCGCGATCACCGTCGAGCGCACCGGCACGACCATCGACAGCGTGGCCGTCAGCACGAAGCTGGCGCTCGCCTCGCACACGACCAGCACGTCAGCGAGCGCCGGCGGCGCCTCCGCGCTGCCCGCGCTGCCGGCCGGCTACGTCACGGTGGCCGTCAACGGCGTCGACAAGAAGATCCCGTACTACGACTAGGAGCGGTCATGCAGGAGCGAGCGGACGAGATCGAGGCGCGGCTGCGCGACGTGGAGGCCAAAATGACGACGCACGAGGCCATCTGCTCCGAGCGTTACCGGCAGATCATCGAAGGCGCAAGCCGCCTTGCGGACGAGCTCAAGGGCACGAACGCGCTGATCCGCACGGTGGGGCTGCTGCTGGTGGCCGGCATGGCCGGCGTCATCATCAGCCAGGTGATGCCGTGACCGACCGCATCAGCCGCAATTTTACCGTGGCCGAGATGACGGTCAGCGCCACCGCCGCCCGCATGGGGCGCGTCGTCGAGCTCGCCGAATACGCCCGGCCGAACCTCGAGCGCCTGTGCGCCGAGATTCTGGAGCCGCTGCGGGCGAGCCTGCGAAAGCCGATCGTCATCATCTCGGGCTACCGGCCGCCGTGGCTGAACCGCGCCGTCGGGGGCTCGCCGACCAGCCAGCACATGCGCGGCGAGGCCGCCGACATCATCGTCCCGGGCTTCACGCCGCGCGAGGTGTGCGAGCGGATCATCCGGCTGGAGCTCCCTTTTCACCAGTTGATCCTGGAATTCCCGCCGAACGGCTGGGTGCACGTGTCCGTCGCGCCAGAAGGGGCCAAGGCGCCGGCCGGGCAGGTCCGCACCGCCCGCAAGGTCAACGGCCTCACCCGCTACACCCCGGGGCTTGTCGCATGAACATCCGCAAGATTGCCTCCTCGCGCCTCAACTACGACTGGATCGGCCTCGCTACGGCGCTGATCGGCTTTCTGATGGCCGCCGACCTCTCGTTCCTGCCGCCGCGCTACGCCGGCGTCGCGCTGCTCGCGCTCGGCGCGGCCAACGTCACGCTTGCCTGGTATCGGGCGCAGCTTGGCATGAGCGGGCAGAAGTCGCTGGAGCCGTGAACCCGCTCCTGCTGCGGGCGCTGCCCTACGCCCTCGGGGCGGCGCTGGTGGCCGGCCTGCTCTGGGGCGCCTACGACTGGGCCTACGACCGCGGCAGAGCCTCGGAGCGGGCGCGGTGGGAGCAGGCCACGGCAGAGGCCGCCGAGCGCTTCAGCGCCGCCCTGGCGGCCCAGCAGGCGCGTCTGGAGCAGCTCGACGCCGAGCTCGCCAAGGCCCGCCGGACGGCCAACAAATCCCGGGAGGAGCTCTCCGATGCGCTTGCGTCCGATCCTGCCAGCCGCGACTGGGCTGCTGGCGCTGTGCCTGAGCGGGTGCGCCGCGCCCTCGGTGATCCTGCAGTGCCCAGCGATCCCGCGCGCCCTGACCGCTGAGTGCGTCCCCGAACCCCGCCCCCTCGCCACGAACGGCGACCTCGCCCGCGCGCTTACCGACAGCCGCGAGTGCGTCGTGACGCAGAACCTGCAGCTTCGGGCGATCGCGGCGCTGGCGGATTGCCGGCGAGAGACGTCCGCTAGGCGGCCAGAGTGAGCCGCACAGGCCGGGTGACGGTGCCGTATCCGTGGCGATGCCTTGGGGACGCCATCGATACGGCACTTCGATACTCGATCGTGCCGGTCAGGTCCGGGCCGACGACGACGCGGGCGACGACCGCCGCCAGCAGATCGGCCGGCGGGTAGGTTTCAAGCGCGTCGCGCAGCATGGCGGGCGTGAGCGCCCGCAGCAGCCGCACCGTCTCGTCATCCTCGGACAGCGCCGCGAGCTGGCGCTCGATGCCGGCAATCTGCCGGCCCTTCTCCGACACCAGCCGCGGGTAAACCTCGTCCTCCCGCTCCAGCGCGAGCCGCGCCGCTCGGTCGCGCTCCCGCCGCAGCCGCGCCGCCTCGGCCTCGAGCTGCTCCCGCCTGCCGGTCTCGGCCCGCTCCCGGGCCGCCGCGATCAGCTCGGCCAGGAACTCCTCCCGCTCGAAGTCCGCAAGCACCGCCCCCAGCACCGCCTTTTCGAGCTGCTCCCGCAGCACGACCCGCCCCGGGCGCCCCTCCAGTCGGTAGGCCTTGCCGGCCGACCGCCATGCGCGGCCGTCTGGCGCCCAGAGGAGGCCTGTCAGCATGGCCGCGCTGGCCGCGCGCTTGCCGGCCGAGACCCGCGCCCCGAGGTCGGAATCCGTCAGGCGCATGACCGCCTCGGCTTCCTCCTCCGAGATCAGCGCCGGAAACGCATCCCGCTGGACCAGCCATTGCTCGCGCGGCACCCGCTTGCCGTCCCTGTGCTGGTTCCAGACCAAGTGCCCGGCGTAGGCCAGCGCCCGGCGCTCGACGTCGACCATGCTGTTGGGTTTCCAGTCCACGCCGATGGCACGCATCACGGCCGTGCGAGGCTCGCCGGTCGCCCGGCGGCGCAGGTACTCGGCAACCTTCGGTGCGTCGGGCGAGGGCGCCAGTCGCGACTTCATCACGGGCTTGCCGTCACGCACGGCGCCCGTGGGGATATGCTCGAGCTGGTAGCCGAGCGGCGGCCGACCGCCCGCGCGCCAGCCGCGCCGGACGTTCTCGCGCATCCCGGCCAGCGCCTTGTCGCGCGACATCAGGCTGTGCGCCTCGTCCATGGCCTCGAAGACCGAGTGCAGCACCATCTCGGCGATGGGGTCGATGTCCGACGGCAGCCGGGCGTACAGGATCGTGACGCCGGCTTTCTTAGCGAGGTGCTTAAACGCCTGGGCGATGTGCCGACCGCGCGCGATGCGCGAGGTGTCGTAGCACAAGATCGTGTCCCAGCCGCGCCGGGGGTTCTTAATGGCGGCGACCAGCTCGCCGAAGGCCGGCCGATCGTCGGTTCTGCCGAGCGCTACGGCGTCTTCAAACGTCCTGACGACCGTCAGCGACCGCGACTCCGCGAGCTGCGTCAGCTCGTGAACCTGCGTCTGCGTCGAGATGTCGCTCCGGTCCTTGCTCGACCGGGCGTAGATGACTGCTGCTGCTGGCATGGGCTTTCCTGACCGCGGACAGTACCGCGTCGAGCGCCAAAGCGGCAACCGGCCGCCCTGTGGTCGTCAGGTGGATGGGTCGGGAGGCCATTCGCCCACCTCCACATACGCCGGCTCCAGATCGCCGCTCGCAATCCAGTGCGGCGCATCAGCGGGCCAGCGCGCATCGCTGGCGATCCACGCCACCTCGCCCGGGTATCGCTCGTCAGGATCCAACGTCCAGCCGCATTTGAACAGGTAGACGTTGCCGTCGACCTGCTCGGCCTCAGGTCGCACGCTCCAGCCTTCGCCGCGCCGGATGCGGACGCGGAACGCGCGAATGTCGACCCCGGCGCGCATCTCGTCGTCGATGGTGATGCCGGTCATGGCTTCTCTCCTCTTGCGCGGATCGCGGCGGCTAATTCGATGAGCAGTTCCACTGCTTCCTCGCCCCCGATGTACCACTCCGGGTTGCGGCGATGATCGGCACTAGGCTCAACAATCCGCGCACACGCCTCGCGCTCGGCCAGCACCTCAGCCCGCAGCCGCTCGATCTCGGCGTGCTGTTCGCGGAGCAGATCGGCGGCGGTCTGCAACGTCACGCCGGCAACGTGCCACTTGTCCACCTCAAGCGCGTCAGCCACGCGCAGGGCGTCGGGTTGATTGGTCATGACCTACCGCCTCTGCCAAACAGCCCGTCTACGTACTGTCCGCGCTGCTTCGTGAGCAGTTCAGCTTCTAGCCGCCCAACTTCAGCCCGCAGCCGCTCGATCTCGGCTGCCGCCTCGTGGCACAGCAGTCCCACTTGCAGGTAGGACGTGTCGTGCGGCGGCGGCGCGAGAAGCACTTGGTTTGGGTCAATCAGCCGCAGTCTTTGAACGATGTCGGTCATACCCCACCTCCACAAAACACCCGCCGAAACTCTGCCTCCTGCGCGTCCCTCACTGCGGCCCTCGCTGCAGCCGACGCTGCGTCCCACGCTGCGGCCGACGCTGCGTCCCTCACTGCGGCCCTCGCTGCAGCCGACGCTGCGTCCCACGCTGCGGCCGACGCTGCGTCCCACGCTGCGGCCCTCGCTGCAACCGACGCTGCATCCCTCGCTGTGGCCCACGCTGCGTCCCTCGCTGCGTCCCTCGCTGGGGCCCACGCTGCGTCCCTCGCTGCGTCCCTCGCTGCTACCAACTCGGCGTCGGTTGCCGCTCCGTTGGCGTGGCGCTGCGCGACGTCCAGCGCGGCGAGGCTACGCGGGTCTGCCATCAAATGCTGAACCTGACGAGCGCACCACACGGCGTAAAGCCGCATCTCGCGGTCCCAGCCGGAAACGGCGCGCAGGCACCACAACGCGTCCTCAATGCCGTTGCTGTCGCAGATAGTGGCCAGCGCCAGCGGCTCGTCATCGGGTTGTGTTTTGCCTAGATGGCGCAGCAGTTTTATCCAGCCGTCAGCGCATGGGGCATGCTCGCGAATTTTGTTGAGAGTCGTTAGGGCTTCGGGTTGCTCGGTCATGCGGACTCCTCCGCGCTGTGCCAGTCCTTCTGACGCTTCAGGAACGTCGGCCACTCCAGCTTGTCGACGAACGAGCGGTCGTCGATCAGCACCTGGTTCGTGGGCTGGCTGGTGTAGCGGCCGTTCTCGAGCTGCAGGAAGTAGAACTCCTTCGACTGCGCCGGTGCCGCGCTGAACGCATCGCCGACCGGCACCAGCGTGAACAGGTAGTGCCCTGCGTGCTCGGCGCCGCTCTGCACCTTCGCCCGCGCGTTCATGGTTGAGAGGTACGGATACTCGATCAGGCTGAACTGCCAGCCGTACGCATCCCAGGTCTGCGCGTCGCCCGCTGTCCACGGCGCATCGGTCTTGCGCGTAGCGAGCTGGTGCAGCGGGACGTTGCGGTACACGGCGCCGCTTTCCAGCAACACGTGGCAGCCGAACGCGCGCCCGGGCCATGCGGTCAGCGCGAACCAGACGCCGTGCAACCAGTCGTGCTCGCCGATCGCGTTGGGCTCCACCCAGACGTACTGATGCGCCGGCAGCGGGCCGGAGTGGGTGTAGAGGGTCATCACGCCTCCCGTCGCAGCCGCAGCGGGATCGGCTGCGTGTCGAGCTTGGTCGGCTGCTCGGGGATGAACCCGGTCCCGGTCGCGCCGGTGACCTGCATGTGCGCGACCTCGACCTTCGCCGAGTTGACGATCACTTGGGCGACGTCGGCGACCGCCCGCGCGCGGTCGAGATCCATCGGGTGGTCCTTGTCCTTCAACTGCTCGATGACCTCGAAAAGGTGGTCACGCAGGTCGCTGATCTTGTTCCGCACGCTTTTTCTCCGCAGTTCGGATTCGTCTCACGAGCCCCGCTCGGGCATGAATCACATCAACCAGCGGCTCGGGCAGGTTGTGGATGCTGTTGCGCAGCATGGAGTCGCGGTAGGACACGAGCTCGAGCGCGTCCGGCGTGATCGCCTCCAGGTCCGCCGAGAACCGGCCCGCCTTGAACCGCACCTGGTAGCCGGCCGGCACCGGGCCGTGCGCCTCAATCCACACCAGCCGATGCACGGCGACCCAGTTGCGAATGCCGTGACCGTCGCGCACCTTGCGGTCGAGATAGCCTTCGGCGTTCACGCGATGGCTCCCGATCGGCCGCCAGTTGTGAGGCTTGGCGCCCTTTGGAAATCGCGTCTCGGCGCTGCGGCCGCCGGCGGTGTATCGGAGCCCGGTGTTCCAGGTCTTGTGGCCCTTCACGAACCGCGAGCCGGCGCCACGCGTCGTGCCCTTCGCCATCCGCCCTGACTCGGGCGAGGCCATAAACTCCGCGTTCTTGCGCAGGCCAAGCGTCCGGGCCTTTTGCGACACGCACGCGGTTGAGCGGCTAAAGCGCGCGGCCAGCAGCGCGGTCGGCGTGTCGGCGTAAGCCCTGCGCAGGATGTCGAGGTCGGCCTCGCTCCACAGGCGTCGCCTACGGCTCATCAAACACCCCCCGACACCTCCGATGCGCCTCGCGCGCGGCCTCGGTCGCCGCGTCGTAGATGTCGTCGAAGACGGTCGAGTCGAGCAGCCACACGGCGTTTTTCGTGTGGTCGTTCCACAGTGCCACGATCTCGCACTCCTCGGGATCCGGCGGCGACTCGTCCGCGATGCCCGCCGGCGGGCCGGGCGGGCAGTAGTCGACGTCGGCTTCCCAGTCGATGCCTAGCGCCTCGAACTTGATGATCACGAGCGGATCTCCAGCCGCTGGCCGGAGGACAGCCAGGCGCCGGGCACTTCCCGGCCGGCTTTAAGCGCGGCCTTGAGCGCGGTCTTGTCGAGGCGCGGCGGCGGGGGCGGCACCGGCACGTAGAATTCGGCCGGGATCTGCGCGTCGTCGGCGATGTTCACGGCCTCCGGGTTGTTGCGCACGGCCAGCGTGAACTCCGGGCACTCGACCTTCGTGATGCCGACGGACTGGAGGTTAAACAGCAGGTACGCCCGCAGGCTCTCGGCCCGCGCCTCGGCCCGCGCGGCGCGCTCGCGCAGCGCCTTGGCGGCGTTGGCCACCATCTCGGCGTGGGCCTCGAGGTTGCGCACGACCGCGGCCACGCTGACGGCCTTCTCCTGGATCGTGCCTTCCAGCCCCTCCAGCGTGTCGCGGATCACCTCCGGCGGCAGCTCGTCGGAGAGCTCCGCGAGCCGCTCCAGCTCGCGGTGCTGCTGCGTCAGCTCGAAGAGTGCGGGCAACTTCATGGTACGACCTCGGGCGCCTTCAGCCCGTCATA